CCTGATCTCGTTTTTGATGGGCGGCTTGCCTAAGATTCTGGACTTCTTCCAAGACCGCAGCGACAAAAAAACATGAGCTGGAGCTGGCCCAGATGCAGATCGCCCGGGAGCTTGAGATGCGCAAGCTGGGGTTTGAAGCCCAGGAGCGGGTCGAGCATGTCCACACCCAGCAGCTTGAGATCGAGACCAAGTCCAACGAGAAGGTGTCCCTGATTGCCGCCCAGCAAGCCGAGATGCAGGCTATATACGCCCACGATACGGCGCTCAACGAAGGCACCAGCCAGTGGATGAAGAACCTACGTGCCAGCGTACGCCCGGTGATCACCTACGGGTTTTTCTTCCTGTTGGTCGGAATTGATTGCGCCCTGATATACCACGGCCTCAGCACCGGCGTTGGGTTCCAAGACATGGCCGACCAGTTGTGGGATGACGAGACCCAGGCGCTGTTTGCCAGCATTATTGCGTTCCACTTCGGCGGTCGGGCATTCGGCAAATGAACGTCAGCCCCCAAGCCGTGGCCATGATCAAGCACCATGAGGGTGTAAGACAAAAGCCTTACCGTTGCCCGGCCAAGCTCTGGACAATTGGCGTTGGACATGTGTTGTACCCGGAGCAGGGGAAGTTGCCCATCGACCAGCGGGATGGGTTTGCCTTGAAGATCGAGGATTTCAGGATCTTCAGCATGGAGGAAGTTGATGGAATACTTCGCGCAGATCTGGCTCGCTTTGAGCGAGGGGTTCACACCTACATCACTGCTCCTCTTACACAAGGCATGTTTGATGCTCTTGTGTCTTTCAGTTTTAACGTCGGTCTTGGAACACTCCAGCGTTCGACGCTTCGTCAAAAGCTCAATCGCGGGGACAAAGAGGGCGCAGGACAGGAACTATTGAAGTACTGCATGGCTGGTGGCAAAATACTGAAAGGGTTACAAAACCGTCGACTTGACGAACGCGCCCTGTTCATGTCGTAGGAGTCCAGATGCCCTTACAGAAGCTTCAGTTCCGACCGGGTGTCAACCGGGAATCAACCACGTTGGCCAACGAGGGCGGTTGGTTTGAGTCCGATAAGGTGCGGTTCCGTTCCGGCTATCCTGAGAAGATCGGCGGCTGGGTAAAGGATGCTGGCGTGGTCACCGAGCCCGCTGTGCCGCCTACTGGCATGTTCTGGGGCATCTGCCGCTCCATGTGGAACTGGGTGTCCTTGAACGGGTTCAACCTGTTGAGCCTTGGTACCAACCTGAAGTTCTATATTCAGAACGGGGTCGGTGGCAACATTAACGATGTGACGCCGCTGCGTAAAACTACGCTGGCAGGGCAGGTGACCTTTGCCGCTACGTCAGGCTCAAACATTGTCACGGTTACCAACTCGGGTTGGGGTGGCAACACGGGCGACTTTGTAACGTTCAGTGGAGCGGCCTCTCTGGGTGGCAACATCACGGCTGCCGTCCTCAACAGCGAGTTCCAAGTCACGTACATTGGTCCAAACACCTACAGCATCACGACCAGCGCAACGGCTAACGCCAGCGACGTTGGAAACGGTGGGTCGCTTACAGTCGCCCAATACCCAATTGCCTCGGGCGCAGATGTCTTTGGCGCCGTCAACGGTTGGGGCGCAGGTACTTGGGGCGGCGTTGTGGCTTCTCCCGGAACAAATACTGGCTGGGGCGAGGAAGCTGCGTCTGGCATCAGTGTTCAATTGCGCACATGGAGCCAGTCCAACTTTGGCCAGGACTTGGTGTTCAACCCCCGTGGCGGTCCTATTTACTACTGGGCGTTCAACACGGTTGTCCCAACGCAATTTAACCGGGCTGTGCAGCTGACTCAGCAGACGGTAACTTTTAATATAGCGACTTCTGAAGTCACCCTTGCTAGCTACTTGGCGGAGGGTACTGGTGTTTCGTTTACAACCAACGGAACGCTCCCGACTGGGGTTGTTGCGAACACTCCGTACTACCTTGTTTCTACCGCTACCCCGTTGGTCTACACGCTTTCCTCAACTGTTGACTTGCTAACACCTGTCACCATGACCGGCTCCACGACGGGGGCAAGCTACATGCGGGTGGCCAACGCGCCATCCCTCTGCAACTACGTCATGGTGTCTGACGCCTCTCGCTTTATCTTGGCGTTTGGTGTTAACGACTACGGTTCAGCAATTCAAGATCCAATGCTGGTGCGCTGGTCAGATCAAGAAAGCCCCAATGTGTGGACGCCGTCCATTACCAACCAAGCGGGCAGCTATCGACTGAGCCGGGGGTCGCAGATTATTACGGCCATTCAGACTCGTCAGGAAGTATTGGTGTTGACCGATGCAGCCATTTATTCCATGCAATATCTTGGAGCGCCGTACGTCTGGGGCGTTCAAATCATGGGAGACAACATCTCCATCTTGGGCCCCAACTGCGTTGCTACGGTCAACAACATCACGTACTGGATGGGTGTCGACAAGTTCTACATGTATTCCGGTCGAGTGGAAACCCTTCCATGCACCTTGCGTCAGTACGTCTATGACGACATCAATACCACGCAGGGCTTCCAGGCGTTTGCCGGAACCAATGAGGGCTATAACGAAATCTGGTGGTTTTATTGCTCTGCTGCTTCTTCCACGGTAGACAAGTACGTTGTGTACAACTACTTGGAGCGCACTTGGTATTACGGCACGCTGGCCCGCAGTTCTTGGCTGGATAGCCCGCTGCGCTCGCAGCCGATGGCGACTCCCTACGCCGGGACAAACGGCCAGCTGGTGTACCATGAGACTGGCAATGACGACGGCACAACAAACCCGGCTTCCCCCATTACCGCCTACGTGCAGTCCTCGGACTTTGATATTGGCGACGGCCACAACTTCGGTTTTGTGTGGCGCATGATCCCTGACATTACGTTTGACGGCTCGAACGTCAACAAACCCCAGGCCAACTTTACTGTGCGCCCACGGCAGTTCCCCGGCACCAACTATGGCACGTCGGACAACCCGGCAGTCAAGAGCACGCAGAATTACGCAGGCCAGCAGTCCTATAACGTGCAGCAATTCACCGAGCAGGTCTATGTCCGTCTGCGTGGTCGTCAGATGGCGTTTCGCGTGGAGTCCACTGAACTTGGTGTGGCCTGGCAGCTGGGAACCCCGCGTATGGATGTGCGCCCGGATGGTCGTCGATGAGCAACTTGTTTGTTTATACCGAGCAAGACCTCAACAGGTTCGTTGCTCCGCGTCTGGCAGCCGCCCCGGTCGAGTACGACCAGCGGTTTATGGATCAGTACACCAACATCCTGCGCCTGTACTTCAACCAACTGGACAGCTTTAACAGCCAGCTGCGTACAACCGCATTGTCCCCCATCAATGATGGGTCGGCCATTTATTTCCCCAACGGGGCGTTTTCATCTTCGGCTTCACAAACGGCAGCCAGCACCACAGCGGCTTACGATATTACGTTTACTGACACCGACGCGTCTAACTACGTTTCGTTGGTAAGCGGGTATCAAGTAACTACTGCCAAAGCGGGGCGGTATAACTTTCAGTACAGTATTCAGTGCGCCAACCTGGCCAACTCCACGGAATCCATCGACGTTTGGTTTCTTTATAACGGCACCAACATACCGCGCTCCAACACCCGGATTGGTATGGCCGCCCGTAAGAACCCAGCAACGCCGTTCTATGCGGTAGGTACGGTGAACTTGCTTGTTGATATGGCCGCAGGGGACAACGTCAGCTTACAGTGGCATACCACAAATACCAGCGCGTTTATCCAGTCAGAGCCCGTGGCGGCCACCCCCACACGTCCGGCAATACCGTCCGTTATCTTCACGGCGACGTTTGTGTCAAAGATCTGAAAATGTTACGATTCAACCAATTTACAGGAGAGCACCATGGGTACTGGTGTAGGTGAAGCCGCCCTGGCGGCGGAAGCGATTGGAGCAGCTGAAGCTGCTACTGCGGGTGCTGGCTTTCTCGAAGGCATGGCAGGTGTCTCTGCGCTTGAAGGTGCGGGTGTTGCCGGTCTTGGTCTTGGCACGGGCGCGGGTCTTGGTACCGCGCTGGCGGGGGCCGGTGCTGGCGGACTAGGCGCACTGAGCCCTGCTTTCCAAACCGCCCTTGGGCAAACCGCCGCTGTTATGCCGGAAGTTGCAGCCCAGACGGCTCAGTTTGCCAACATGGGTGCTATGCCCGGCGTTGATGCCGCTTTGGGTGCGGGTCAGATTGGTGACCCTGCTTTGTTGGCCCAGCAATTTGGAAGTGGTGTTGCCAACGTAAATCCGGCAGCCCCTCTGTATGAGATGAATGCGCTAGAGACAGCGGATGTCATGAAGAACATCAGCCCGGAGTTCATGAACAGCTATATGCCCGACGCCACACAAGGGCAGGGGTTGTATGACCTGGAAGCTACAGATCGTAGTTTGGGAGCCGCCGGTATGGCCAATGAAGCCGCCGCTGCTGCACCATCGACACCAACTTCGTTTGATGCTTTTGGCAATGCTGTGCCTGCCGGAAGCCCGGCAGCAATGTCCGCAGACCCTACAGGCATGGCGCAAGCACAACTGGAGGCCAACACTGCCGCTGCCGCCAAATCCAGTTTCCCCTTCTCTAGCCCCCTGTCCTCCATCTACAAAATCTATAAAGAACAAGATCCGTTGACACAGGGCGTCATGAAGTACGGCGGTATGGGCCTTGGTGCACTGCAAGCCGCCAAATACCTGAACAAACCCCAAGGCGTGGCAGGTCCCGAGAAATACGACGGTCCGCTGTCCAAGTTTAGGTACAGCCCCGACACGTACCGCCCGTATACGTATAAACCCTATGCTGCTGGCGGTCCGGTGGAAGAAATGTCCAGCCGCAACGCTATCGGGGCCAATACGGGTTATCCCCAATCCGACATCCAGCAGGGTGCTTACGCTACCCCCTGGCAAACTCCCGTGTCACGCAATGTCGTGGCAGGTGCAGGAGATGTCGGCGTTGATCAGATGACGGGTATGGAGCGCATGGCGGGTGGCGGTATTGCCAACCTTGGCGGCTATTCTGATGGCGGGCGCCTGCTCAAAGGCCCAGGGGATGGCATGTCTGACAACATCCCCGCTACGATTGGGCGTAAGCAGCCAGCCCGTCTGGCCGACGGTGAGTTTGTGGTTCCGGCAGATGTTGTGTCTGGTCTGGGCAACGGCTCCACAGAGGCAGGCGCCAAACAGTTGTACAAGATGCTAGACAAGGTCCGCTCTGCCCGTACTGGCACCAAGAAGCAAGGCAAGCAGATCAAGCCTGAGAAGTACACACCCGCATGAAACTGACGGTTCAGCACGTCGACACAAACCACGTCCAGCAAGTCTGGCCGCTGGTGGAGCCTTTCCTGAACGACGCGCTGACCAAGGGCGTGGACTTCCCCGACTGGGCCGCTTGCTACAACATCCACCACGTCCAGCAATTTGTGACGGGCGGGCAGTGGCTTCTCTTGGTGGCAGCGGACGAAGAGAATAAAATTCATGGGGCGGCCACTGTGTCGTTTATCAACTACCCCCTGCACCGCGTGGCGTTTATC